TGTGTTACTACAAGGTATTTATATACTATGTAGTAGTGTTACTTTCAAAGTATTGATACGAGAATGTAACCTGGAATTGTTCGATTTCATCATTCGTACCGTAGTCCAAAGCAATTTCACCTAATTCAGTCGGGAAAGCACCTCGTAAGGTGTACGACTTAATAGTTGCACCATTTCTATCTAACTGATCTACAAATGCGTCAACTTGATAGTCAGCAGGATTTGTTAATCCTTCTCCGTCTGTCATGTTGTTAATACCATTTGACCATCTTTCAAATGCGTTTCTTAATTTGAAATTTGTATCATTGATAACCGTAATAGACCAATCAGCGAATGTTCTATCTCCAGCAATCTTAATTTGTCTACCTCTAAAAGGTACCGTAAATGACGGTAAAGTCATTGCCGGTAAAGCAGTAGTTTTACATAAGAATGCTAGTTCTTCTATTTCTCCACCAACTTGAGCGTAACCAGGAAAAGGCATTGTTACCTTAAACTGATTGGGTCTTGCACCACCGCCAGCAAGTTTAGCTTTGAAGTCATTAATGTTTGCCATTTTATTTTTCTCCTATTCCTAAACTTAACCGCCAGCCACTTCGTCAAACGAAACGCCGGTTCTAGTTGCTATAAATTGTAAAGTAATGAAGTTAATGCTTCTAGCAGGTTTAATGAAAATCTCTGCTATGAATTCATTTCTATCAACTACTTCACCTGTGTTGTTAGTTTCATCACAAACTACTAAAAAGTCCGTGATACCTCTTCGACCTTGTACTTCTCTTAAAAAAGGTTCTACAATGTTTCTAAAGTTAGCTCTTGTAAATTCATCATTGAATTCAAAAAGTTGGAATTTAGAAGCAGTTGCTATCGCCTTCTCTAAAGTGATAAACAGTCTTCTTACATTGATTCTATCAAATGCTGAAGGAGCAGTTAATCCAGTTTTGTCACCGAATAATACAGTACCTTGTCCTGGGAATGTTGCCACAGGATTTACTCTAGCTCTGTATAATTCATCTCTTTGTGCTTTAGTTGGATTGAATGCTAATTTAACTGCGCCTCTAACAATACCTCTGTTAAGACCTGCTGGTGAAAACCAACTGTCTGCTATTAGGTCTGTTCTCGCTGTTAAACCTGCTATGTCACCGTTTAAAGGTACATATCTGAAAACATCATTATATCTGTCGTAAGCGTACTTGTAACCACTATCAAACACAGCATAAGAAGTTGAACGAATACCATTAAAGAATGATACTACATTACTCTTTTGTGTGTTACTGTCAGCAATATTAACAACATCACTTCTCTCTGGAGAAGCAAATACAACTGCGTCTTTTCTATTTTCTGCAATTGTAATTAAGTTATCAATATGAGTAGCGTCACCGTTACCAGCCATAATTAAACTTACTTCTACTGTTTCTGCGTCAGCAAATTTAGTATAAGCAGTTAATTTTTGTGCTGTTGTAGCGGCTGTACCGTCTCCACCGTTTGCTAATGATACCTCACTTACAGATGTTACGTTAGTAAAAGTTGTATCTGATTTACCATTTGTCCAGTTTGAACCGGCAGCGTTATGATCCATCCAATAGATGAAATTTGATTGATTGTAAATTACATCAGGATAGAAGTTAGTAGAACCTTGAGCTGTTTTAGCGTCTGTAGCTTTTGATAATGCACCAAAAGTTTCTAAAACATCACCTTTTGTTCCTGTAATGTTACCGTCTTCGTCAACTACAACAACATGTATCTCATCACCTGAACCACCGTTTGCTTGTACAAATGGTGAAGTTCCTGGTGCTTTGTCAAATAAATCGTAATGTCTCCATCTTCTTCTTACGTCAGCACCGTCTGTGATAACTGCATGTAAACCTGAAGAATCGGAAGTTCCGAAAAATTGTGGTTCTTCTTTTCTAACTATGTTTAAGTTATTAGTTGATACGCTAACAACTCTATATTCAAAATTGTCACCAAAGTTTACTATGTCGCCTGCACTTATTCCTGTTCCTGCTGTAACTGTTACAACTGTATCTCCGACTGCTGTTGAAGCGTCATTGACAGTTGTTTTAGCAGTTTCTTCATAAGCAGTAGCAGATGGACATGAGTCAACTCTTAATGAGTTTCCAAATGCACCAGCTGTTCTAGCTGCCCATAAACCTACAGAACCTTGCCCAGCGGCGAAGTTGTCTTGGTAATCCTGAGTATTTTTTATCACAAAAGAGGTATTTCCACTTTGTGAAGCGTTTGATACAGATGAATTCTGTACACGAACAACTCTTAAAGAATTAGAATACGCTAAAAAGTTAGCAGCAGTGAAAAATCCCTCAAACGTTGTTGAGTTAGGTTTTCCAAATGTTGAAACTAATTCTTGTTCGCTAGAAATACTAGTAACCTCATCTAATGGTCCTTTTGTTGCTTGAATAGCAATTGCACCAATAGAAGTTGAGACCGCTGGTATAATTCTAGTAAGGTCTTTTTCCTGTACGAGAACACCTGCTGATACTTGAAATGCCATTTAGGTTTCTCCTTTTAATTAGCTAATTTAATTATTAAATATTCAATACTCATAAGTTTTCTTATGCCCATATTCAAAATTCAACCTTACTGATATTTATAAGATGTTAGAATTAGAGTCCTTTTCTTACGACTGGATGCCAGACATCTCCATATTCGTCAACCTCTACCTTTTCATGGTCTGGTGTTCCGTCATCTACGAACCCGAATGGTGCCATATCTTGCTCAATTAGGTCTTGTTGTTCATCATATAACATTTGCCTTGCGTTAGTATCTGTCATCTCTTTAAAAAATGGTTGATTAGATAACCAGCCAAATATGACTAAACACATCATTAAATCGTCTGTATTACCCTCTTCAGCTTGCCATGATTGACCTCTTCTAACAAAAGTTGACATCTCTTGAACAATATCAAAATCATGTATGCCTATTTTATCTGATTCAATTAATGTCTTAATATTAGCACAACCTATTTTCTTAATCTGTTTAGTCATCTTAACACCAAAACCAGAACCTCTACCACTAAATCCAGCACCTAATATTTGACCTGCACGACCTCTATTTGTAGTCATTAATAAGTTGTCATATTCTAATTCAAATTGTAATGCTTCTGCAATTTGTTGACCTAAGTCATTTGTTTCTACTAATACATGAGCATGATTATATGCCTTAGCCACCCTTTCTATTGTATGTGGAAATAATAAAGGTTTTATATCATTGTTACGATACTTTGCAACAACTTTAAAAGGCATTTGTGATACATCTAATACTATAAAGGCAGAATAATCTTTTAATACTCCTCTTGCAACATCAACAGTACAAACATATGTTCTATCTTTTATAGGATCCTCATATACATCTAAACCTGCATTAGAATTTTTTGGTGTTTTAAAAGATATGTTTTTAATTTTAGCAGGACTAATTAATGTATTTACAGAACCTAAAAACTCACATTCAAACTCTTGTTGAAACTGCTCTGCTGAGGTGTTTCTAATAGTCTTTTCTTTCCACTCTTCATCTCTGCCTGGCACCTCTGACCAATGCACATCAATTGGTACATAATCATTTCTTTTGTTTTCTGCGTCTGACCATAATTTATAAAATTGATTCATACCGTAAGGTGTAGATACGATAATCATTTTAGTTTTTGTACCAGAAGATATTGTAGGATATACAGAGCTAAAAAACATCTCTGCTATGTTTGGCGGCACGAAAGCAAACTCATCAAGAAATATAATATTATAAGAACCACCTCGAATTGCACTTGAAGAAGTTGCAGCCGCCACTATTTGAGATTTATTTTCTAATTCTATATTACCTTTATTCCAGTTTATAACACCTTGTTGTAACCACCTTGGCAAATTTTCATATGCTAATTGTACTCTACCTAAAATATCTCTAGCAGTGGTAGATTTGTTAGCAAGTATGGCAATATTAGAATTAGGATTAAATATTGCATAGTGTAAAAGATAAGAAACGGTAGTTGTTGATTTACCACTTTGTCTAGGTAATTTACATATCGTAAATCTATTATCATGTATAGTTTTTACAATGTGTTTTTGAAAATCATACATCTTAAAAGGTACAAGTCCTTCATCAAGACTTACAATCTTCATGTAAGTTTCCATAAAATATATAGGATCTTCAGCACACTTTTGAAATTCTATTATATTTTCTTTTGTAAATTCAACAGGTGTGTTGACTTTTTTAAGATTCGGGTTACCTAGATATGCGTCACTCATTAAATATAATTCCTTATATGAGAGATTTTACTTATCTTTAGTATTATCTTTTTCTGGTTGTGTGCTATCGCCTTCAATAATTTCATCTTCTTTTTTTCTATTTAACATTTTCTGTAATTCATTTGTAGAACCTACAAACAAAGCATTTTTTATATTAGCTGTTGTTTTACCAGGTACTTCTTTTAAATCTTTTAATTTTTTTTGTAAGTCTTGAAGTTTATCTACAGTTTGTGCAACTTGACCTATCAATTGACCTGCTACCTCATATGCTCTAGGGTGTTGGCCTTCTTTTGCAATATCAAGTATGCCTTCAATAGCTTCGTTACCTTTATCTATTAGATTATAATAATTATCTCTACTATGAGAATAATCATTATCTATATCATCTTTTGTATCGTCAATTTTTCTAGGTACAGGAGCTGGTTGTTCAAACTCTTTTAAAGAAAACTTTTCTTCTTTTTTTTCTATACCTAAAATATCATTTACATTGTCTTCTAGTTTACTCATCTGTATCTGTCTTCGGGTTATATCGTTTACCGTCCGTAAAAGTTGATATTGTTGTTGTAAATCCAAAATCGTCATCTGCGTCAGCAGTTGTAGGATTAGGTGTAATTACAATTCTTTCATCTCTTGCTAAAGGTGCGGCTGTGTCAGCA